GCATGAACTGGGGCTGGGTTTTTTACGAGTTTGTTTTTATCCATATATACTGTCGGTTTTGGCTGTCTTGCTTGATAAGCAGCTAGTCGTGCTTCGGCACCTGGATCACTGTTGGGGTCTTTTTTCAAGTTGACTACTTCGTCCATTTTTGCATGAACTGGGCATTGATCTTCACCGTCTCTATCACAGCAGCATTTACCCTTTTTGCCTTCTTCGGTGCGTTTGCTGGACCAAACTTTGGCACCAGAACTTGCATTACGTTTGTCAGTAGCAGCTTGTGCAGCAGCTTGACCTGGACGCTTTTGCTTGCGTAGTGCTGCGGGAACATCAACTTCTGCAGGACCTTTTGGTTGCATTTTTGTTGCACCTTCTGCAATAAATTTTTCGTATTCTGCAAATAATGTTTTGAAAGTGGCTTCCATCGGATTAGCACTTGGGAGACCTGCTTGACGAGGGCGGCGGTCACCGCTTGGTTTATCACCAAACTGTGCTAATGGATCGTCCATGACATGCTCGTCTGGACTAGTGTCATACATACGCTCGTTACCTTCGTCTGTTTCTTCATCACTGACATTCATTGAATCTTCTTGTTCTTTTGGACCATCAATAATAGCCATCAAATGATGCATTTCAGCATTTGAATCTTGATGACCCATTGCGCCTGCCATCGGAGGAGCAGACACAACAGTGCTAGGTCCTGCATTGGGACTATCTACCGGCATGTGATGCGGTTGAACTTGTTGAACACCTGCTAGATTCATAATGTCTTTCAGCATGCCAGTTAGTTCTTGACCACTACCTGCTGTAATATTGATACTTGCAGGAGTATGTGTTCCTTGCATAGGACTCATACCGCATTCTTCAAGTGTGTTCTTGACGCCAGCCAAATAGCGTAGGCTTTCTAAATTTAAATTTTCCATAGTTTCCTCTTTTCTTTGACCACCGTGAATGGGGCTTATTGTTTCATCTCCATGAGCACCCATATTTCCTTGGTTACTCATATCTTCGTCATAATCATCTGGGATATCAAAATCGTCATCTTTTGATTTTTCAGCTTGCTCCCAAATTTCTTCTTCAATTCGACTCAATGTATCTTTATCTATTAGATTATGAATATCTTGACCCGTTTCTAGATTAACTATTGAATCAATATCTAGTTCGGGATGTTCTTCTGGTTCTCCACCGTGATATCCCCAAGTTGAAGGACGATAGCTTCCGGTAATTGTATAGTTTACGCCAATTTCGATTGTGTCTGGAATATTGTCATCTTCACCATTCCATGCTGGATTATCAATAGTAGTTTCTAAATCATAGCCGCCGTTACTGGCTTCTTTAGTTAATTCATGTTTAGCTACAACTGCGTGATGATGCATCGTTGTATCTTCAGTTAATCTTGTTGTTTTAGCTGAATTTAATTCAGATAATCTTTTTAGTAGATTAATCATTTAGCAGTCCTTGGATCGTCTGCAGATTTTAACATACCTGTAGTTCCTGCAGGTGTATCTGTATTAAATTTAGCGGCAGTAGTTTCTGGAATTTCTTCACCACGAGCTTTTCTTTGAAGCTTTAAAATATCATTGAGTTCTTTAACAAATCCGGTATTATACTTGTCGCCGTAAAAATCCTCAAAAGTAGCATTTGGACTTTCTTTATATTCACCGTCAGTTAATAACGGTTCAGTGCGGAGTTCTTGAGGTTGTTGTTCTGTTTCTGTTGGCTCACCAGGATGACGAACAACCATCTTATCTTGACTAATTCCCATACTTTTACTTAGATACTCATGTAGTTCCCAAGCAGTTGCCGGATAATCCAAAGTAGTTTCATAAATGCAAACTTCGGAATTTCTAATTTTTGGAAAATCCATTGGTAATTCTTGAATAGGGGTTTTACCCGCTGATTTAAATCCCGATACTTGGAATTTTCCTAATAGTGCTTTCATTGTGTCTGCTTGCTCTGCGGTAAAATCGCCTGCAATCTTAATACGAAAATCGTATTTCTTTGCACTTTCTGAAAGGTAATCTTTAAACTGTTTCATGATGGTAATGTCCTATCTTTTATTTATTTGAGATTCTTAAGTTTTTCTAAAATGCTATTACGATCAGTAAGAATATACCCTTCTCCCTGCACAGATTCTCCAGGCTGAGTTTCGCCGTGTTTTCTATCAATTGCTAGTTTTTTTAATTGTAAATCAACCATTTTTAATTTTTTGTCAATTTTAGCACTTTTTGCAGCAATGGCCTGTCCCATCATGCTGGCTGCAACTTCAAACATTCTAGCACCGTATCGTGCTTCGACGTTCATGCCTAGATCCATAAGATCATCGTATGCTTGTTCTGCTTTTTTAGATAATCCATCAAGCTCACTATCGCTCATATCCCCAAGACCAGTTACTCTCGGCAATGCTGCTGAAATTTTATCAAATTCTTCTAATTTTTCTTGAAGGTTAATAGTAGGTATCGGTGTCGGGTCTGAAGGAATAACTTTTTCTTCTGCTAAATCAATATTTAAAATCTCTTCTAATTTTTTTGTCATCGTTTTTTACCTGTGTGATATAAATCATGTTCTGTAATGATTCTAAAATGCAAGCCGTTTTGCTTACACCAGTTTCTAGCTGCTTCCCACTTTACTATGTTGCGAATATACTGTGCTTGATCATATTTGTTTTTTCCAACGCTCTCTTTGAACGCTTGTTTAGCCGGTTTTATTTCCCATAGTTCTGCACGTTTTTGTTTGTTGTTATCAATAAACACTACCAAAAAATCTGGAACATATACAGTGGCTTTTCCTGTCAACGGATCTTTATAGGGTATTTTAATACTTTCGCTTGCCCACTGATTTATTGCAGGATTGTTATCACACATGTTCATAACACTCAGTTCCCAACTAGAACGATACCGAGGTTTTCCTATACCTACATATTTTTCTGGATTTTGAACTTCATAAGTTCCTTGACTAAATTTTAAACTCATGGGATAATATTTCTTACCACGTCGTCTGACGGAGAATACAGTTGACTAATACCTAAACTGCTGGTCTTGAATCTATTGTAATTTAAAATTTCTGCAACTAAACCGCTAATTTCAACATTATCAAGACCATTTAATGTATTTAAAATTTGCATTGCACTGTAGTTGTCTTTCTTAGCCTGTTTAAGAATTACAATAGCAGTAGACTCTGCAGAATCTCCTCCAAATCCTCTACTTTCAAAAAAACCAACCATTGCTGTTAGTTCATTATTATTTAAATCAATAGGAGCTTGAAAATACTGATCAAATACCTTTACAGTAAGGTCAGAATTTGATTCCATTTTTTCCTGCGGTATATTATTGTAAGCCATGTTAACCTCCTAATTTTTTAGCAGTAGCATTAGTTTGTCCGCTGACACTAGAATTGCTGCTCTTGAATAAATTTATCCCTGCAGGACTAACAACCTGGGTTATTCCTGAGACCGTTCCGTTAATTCCTTGAGATATTCTATCAGATGTTGCTACTTTTGAAATAGATCCGTCTAAATTAACTACACTTGCAGGAGTTGATGAAATGTTGGCCAAAGTGCTGTTTAAAATACTATAACCTTCTGCCTTAAGACCGGCAGCAGAAACTGTGCTAGCATTCCTCACAAGATTCCCTGTTTTGATTGCAGTGTTAAGAAGGTCTAACGGACTTGCAGAATCTATATTTTGTAATTCTCCAAATATTTCTCCTGCACCATTAATGATTCCGCCTGCACCAAATATACTATTATTACCCTTGCCTCCAATTCTTAAAGGACTAGGAGTATTATCGTAATGATCGTTGGTAAATCCTGGATTTTGTCTAGTAATTTTATTATTAGCCATTGTGTTATAAACGACTGTTTCATAATCTACAGTCATTTTACTGCCTAGAAGTCTACCACCTTGCGTTTGATCTAACTGATCGTGTGCCCATTCTTTAATTATGGGATTAACCAATCTAAAAGAAGTGTATTGTTGTTTATGTAGCTGATAAATGTCAATAGATGTAAAAAATGGAATATTTTTTAATTGACCATTACTAAGACCGTATAGATTATTATTAGGATCAAGATAATCACTGTATTTGGTATCTTGATATTTTGCACTGTCTACGCTTTTTTTTGAAACAGTGTCTGCAATATAATATTGATAATAATTTTTCCACATATTTGTGGTAGAATTGGCCATATCATCATGAAATGAAATACTTATAGCTGAATAAGTAATTTGTTTTTGTATAATTGCTTTTCTATTATACTGATTTAATATTTCTGTTTGAATTGAAAATTTTGGAAGATCAACCTGTTTGGCCAATAACCCAACACTGCCTTTATATCTGTTATACCATGCTTCAAACTCTGCTCGAAATGGGCTAGATCCGGGTATTGCATCTTCAGTTAATAATTTTGGATTTATGTTTAATACTGTATAATATATCCAGCCAGCCTTTGGTGCAAGTTCATAAAAATTATTAACATATAATCTAGAAGCATGTTGATAATCTCTCAGATCTCCCGATCCGTCCATTACACCACCGAGAAAATTAGAAAATGGGTTTGACATAGCTTTATTTAGCCGTTAAAAAAGGGCGAAAAACGCCCTTTTTTTGAGTAATAACTTTTAGCCTGTAGCTAACGTTCTTATTGTTCGACCTACTGCTGCGCCAACACCAGATGGAGTTCCGGATGCGTTGACTTGGATAGCATTATCATACATAATACTCATTGTAATAGTTAATGCATCACTCTTTGCATAGTCGGCTCCCATATATTCACTTTTCTGAATATAACAACCGTATAATTCCCATGTTTCTAATACATTAGCATCGTAGGCTCCATTGCCGCCATCTAATAACTCAATTCTAGTAGTGAATTTGTAGTCAGTTCCGCTTGCTGCGCTAGATTGTTCAAAGAAATCAAATTGTTTCTGAATTTGTTCACCAACTAATTTGCTAACAGCACCAGTAACATCATCACGAACAACAATGCTAATAGCAGTCCATTTTGGTTTGCCGGCATAATGAATTTGACTATTATAAACTTCTAAAACTACATCAGTAAATTCAACTATAGGTCTTCCTGCTGTTACTACTTGTTTAGTTAACTCAGTAGTCGGTTTGCTAACACCAAGATTTTCAAATAATACTCTGAAACGATATGATAGTTTCGGCATTAACAAACCTTGATTGCCTGCGCTTTGGTCCCCTTGTAGGGGAACTCCTAATTTACTTAAACTGGAAATTGCCATCTAAGTGCTCCTTATTCTTTTTAATATTTACCAATTATAGACCGGCTTTGATTTCACCAGTATTTTTCAAGCGTAGTGGAATGTAAATAAATTCCACAGCTTTAACTGGCTCAATAGCAATATCCATCCATAGTTCGCTGCGATCAATTCTAGCATTAGTGTTGTTTGACTGGTCACATACAACAATAAAGTCATATAGTGCACGTTGTCCTACTAACTCTAACAATAGGCTCTCTGCTGCTGCCTTTAATTCGTTACGTGTAATTTTATCATTTGGCTCAAACAAGAACGGACGAGCAAGAATGCTTAACTGCCTACGTAGATAAACTACTAAACGAGCAACATTAATTCTATCTAATGAGCTTGCATTTTTAGCGCGAGTGTAGTTACCAAAGTTAACAAGTCCAACACCTGGGAATGTTGCAATTGGGTTAATTTTAACACCTGCTAGAACATCACGTAGACCTTCATATAATGCAACTGTTTTAAATTCACCTTCGGTTGTAATATACCCAACACTAGTAGCATTGTCAATACCGCCACGGCGTGTTCCAGCAGGAGCAAACCACTGATAGCTCTTAGCATCACTATTTGCAATGGTGCGTAACATCATATGACTAGGAGGAACAACAATATAGTTACCGCTGTTATCATTTGTGTAACCACTTGGGTAAAACATGGCCATATATTCATCATAACTGACCGCGCCGTCTTCGCCGTTGTCGAATGCCAATTTAGTATTGTTACCAAATTCTGAAAGTGCAGTGCCAGTTGGTGTTAAACGGAATGGTGTATCTCCAACAACAAAAGCAGTCTGACCACGATCGGTATTAAAAGCAATCATATTTTGAATAGCTTCTGGATATCCAGGACAAGCAATTAAATTAAACACAAGTGTGTCAGTGTTGCGTATTGCTTGATTTGTATCAATAATAGATTTTAATGCCGATACAATAAATCCACGTTGTGCATGGCGACCAAAACTACCTGCACCAGTTGCTTGATTAGGACTAACTGTAATCCAACGATCTGGATTATATGCAGCAATCACAGGATCAGTAGAACCAGTCATTACTTGATTAATGTAACGTGTATTTTTACCATCGTTAGCGTAGATGTTAATATGTCCAGTGACATATTTCTTAACATTAAATCCACTGCGACGTAAATTCCATAATCTCATGCCTTTTGGATATAATGCAGGATCTGGAGCATCTGGATCTACGTAATTGTAATTTAGTAGTGTTTGAATGCTGTCTGGATCTACATCATCACCTGCTCCACTCCAACGTGCATCGGCAAACAACCATCCATTTGGTGTTGTTTGATCAGTTGTATCTTGAGCAATCCACTTTTTAGAAAAACCATTCCAGACATAGATATCTTGTCCATACATGTTAATATCCGCTGTGCTAATCCAAATATCGCCGTCTACTAACGGAGTTCCATCACTTTGAACTGTAGGAGCCAGTGCAGATACACGAGGACCTTTTGGATCACTATCTGGGAATCCGTCAGCAGTTCGATATCCGACCCATTTGGTTCCGTCGTTAATCATAATATCTACTTCGTCAACTACTGAACTATACCATAATTGTCCATCCGCTGGTTTAGTATAAGGTGCACTTGCTTTTGCTTCATACACTAACGGTTTCCAGTTACTAGCAATTAATTTAAATCCGTCAGCTTCATAAAGTCCAGTATTGTATAAATTAGCAGTTCCTGTTTTATTAGTCATGTTGTATGCAGTGAATCCCATTGCTGCCAACGGATTATTAACACCGTCAAGCAATTTAAAATCACCACCTAATTTATGACTTAAAGAAATAACATTATTAGCTGCATCATAAGACGCAGATACATTAGTAGCTGCTAGGCTAACTGCGGATGCAACATCAGCTAGTGTTCCGTATGCAGGAATTGTAACTGTTACAGAATTAGAAAATGTATTGTCACCTGCAACCGTTTCTTTAATATAAAAAGTAGATGCAGTGCTGGTGTTAAATGTAGAAATAGTAGGTGTTGCACTAACAGTAGTAGGGCTTGCTGCAACACGACGATACAATTTAAATTCTGCTAGTTTAACAGAACTTGTAGATGCTCCAGTGCCGTGATCATAGTTGCTTTCAACATACAATGTTCCTGCAGGAATATTCTTTCCCCCAGCTGCATCTAAATTAGCAATTGCATAGGCACCACCTGCATATATTGGTGCACTAACTGTTCCCCAGCTTTGAGTAGTTCCGTTATATAATTTAACTAACCAGTTTGCTCCATTATTAGGACTTGTTGTTTTTGCATAGATGCTGCCCGATGCATTTTTACCAGTGCCATATTGAGGATATTTAGTATGAGTATCAATAGTTAACGCAACTGCACCGTATGTGCCATCAGCAAAACCTAATGCAGTAACTACTCCCGATGTGATACTTGTTAATGTAATACCACCGTCGGCCAGTGTTCCGTTAGATTTAGCAGTAGCATCAGCATATAATGCCAACTTGCCCGCAACTACTTTAGCACCAACTCCATTATTATACATTACGCTGTTAATACTTTTTGCAAGTCCGCTTGCAGTAACATCTGTTCCAAATGTTACAGTAACATTGTTAATAGAAATCTGAACGCTTGATGTAGAAACTGTGCCAAGAGTCGTTCCGCTGACTACAGGCCAGCTACTTTGCCAGCTAGAACTGACAAATGTATCTACTCCTGAAGCAAAATTAGATTCTTTATTAGAACCAACAATTACCCATTTACTGTCTGCATTTTTAAACCAAAGTTGATTGGTGTTTTCACTTGTGATAGCAATTGCATAATCATTTTTTGCACCAAAACTAGTTTTTGGAGTCCAAGAACCGCTGGATAAATCAGCAACATTCGCCTTGTTATTGTTATCAATAATTAAAGGAGTTTTATTGACAAAAACTTTATTAGTTTTGTCCCACTCACCAATACCATAACTGGTATCATTTGAATCAACCCAGTATGTTCCACTCCCCGGATTTCCGGTAGGAATTGATGCTGATGGAATTAATTGAGTTAAATTAATATCTGCACGAGCAATGTATGCTTTAGAACTTACTCCCAATAAACTATAAGCAGCTTGTAAACCATACTCGTTTAGCTCGCCCCCGTTTACTGGATTACCGCTAGCATCAGTGTAGAATTTTGGAGTACCAAATGTATCCGTTAAATCTCGCTGACTTGTGATTGTCCATACTTTTCCTGCATTAGACGCAAGTGTTCCCGGTGCTATAGCAGTACCGCTTGCATTAGATTTGTCAGCTGCTGATGCTACAAAAATTAACGGAACTGTTCCTGGTGCAGAAGGTGTATAGAAACTTTCATCTATTACTGTTACGCTTACGCCTGGTGAATTTAGTGTTGCCATTTATCAATCTCCTCAATGGATTACTTGCTTTTATTTAGCGGCAACTGTGTTTTTTACCAAGTTAATGACTAGCAAAGGGCATGTTAAAAGGGCGTAAATACAGTATGAGAAAACTTTGTAAGACCTGTGTATCAAGACCTGTGGCCATTAACTACTATAAAGAAGGCAAACCACATTATAGATCTCAGTGTGATCATTGTTCTAGGTCTGCTAAAGAAGGAGTTACACGTTGGACAAAAGCAGGATATAAAAAGAAAGATAAATGTGATCGTTGTGGATATTCTAGCAAGTATCCACAACAATTCAACGTCTATCATATAGACGGAAACTTAAACAATTGTAGATATAATAATCTTAAGACAGTCTGTGCCAATTGCCAACGGCTACTTCATACGCTACATCTACCTTGGAAACAGGGTGATTTATCACCAGATTTTTAATTTGACTAAACAAATCGTCAATAGTGCCGTCATTAGAAATAGTATGGTCAATATCTCCGCCTACCCAGCTTGTTTCGCTAGCATGAATATTTAAAGATTTAATCTTTTGTTTGCTAATTGCCCATGACATGTTACCTTTTTCTCCCTGATTCATACTGATAGCAGCATCAAACCATTCGGGATCTTCACCACGTTTAACTCTAACCACAAGTCCTCCGGCATTGTGAATAGCAGTAATTTCATTAGGAAATCTTACATCACTGATAACAATATTGTCCCTAGTCTTGCGCATTTTATTTTCTAAACTGGCAATCCAAATATCGTCGTGAAACCCTACTCGACACACTTCAGTGCCCCATAATTGAAGCATTAATCTAGGTGTTAAATTTGGTATATTTAATCTAGCTGACCACCAGACGTCTACCTGTTCACGCCATTCTCTTGCTTCTTTTGTTCGACCTTCTAGTAGAACGCGGTCCCAACCAAAAACAGCTGACACCGCGTCTTTTAATGTATTAGCAAATGAATCTCTTCTAAAACCATGAAAATTAACTAGATAATCTGCTGCTGTATCTTTACCAGCTCCTATTAATCCCACAAACCCTACAATCATTTGTTTTCTCCCAATACTATAATTTATTACATTTTGATTACTCTGTCAATATTATTTTTAACCAATTACAAATGTCATTGGGCGCTGATTATCATAGTTTGTAGATAGTTCTAGATCTAATTTTTCAATCATTGCTAGGCCTTCGGATTTCATAGCAGTTCCATTCATAGTAGAAGGTCCCTGAGGTCCAACAACGCTGCCAAATTTTTCTCGAGCTTCGCCGATCATAACTTTACACTGAGCCAGTGCATAGTCTTTGATCCATATTCCGCCGTAGGTATCTTGAAACAAATTGAAATCTGGTCGATAGTTATACATCCATAATAATACACTTTCTTCAGTGCGCGGACGTTGACTAATTCTTAATTTCTTACTAGTTGGATTAAAATCAAAGTTGATAAAACTACCAAACATCTTACCAACTAAATTTTGATAACCAGCAAACGCCATATATGTGGCTAATCCTCCCATATTGCTGCTAGATAACAAATAGGTATTGGAATATGCCAAATTGAATGGTTCAAATAATGAACCGCCGTCGCCGCCACCTGATCTACTACCAATACTACGTCTAAAAATTTGACGAACTTCCATTACTTCTTTAGGTAACGTATAGTCGTTTTGATCTACTTGCAATGTCATAAATCCAAAACTTTCTTCTGTAGAATTCTGACTTCGCTGTCGATATCTAGCTAGTGCTTTATCAATAGCTGTATTATAGTGGATTGGATCCAGCTCTATATCAATCATACCCGAACCTAGCATGGCTCCGATATATTCGATAACTTTTTGGCGTTCGTTTTCTAGTTCGGTCATACTGATATTTAGTCTATAAATACACTACTATGCCAAGACTATCCTTATACCGTCCTGAAAAGGGCAACGATTTTAAATTCATCGATCGCTCAATTGAGGAACAATTTCAAATGGGCGGAACTGATTGCATGGTCCACAAATATCTAGGACCAGTAGATCCTGCAGCCGGTGAAGCCACACCTGGAACTCCTGTTAATATAAATCCTATTCCAGAATTGGGAATACAAGATATAATATTAATGGAAAATCGTGACAGGCATTATGATCAAGATATCTATAGATTACGTGGTGCATATACCATGTTAGACAATGTGTTTAATCTAGCACAGTTTGGATTATTTTTACAAAATGATGAAATTATGATACATTTTCATCTCCGCGGAACAGTTGAAGCAATTGGTCGTAAGTTAATGCCAGGTGATGTAATTGAGTTACCCCACCAAAAAGATGAGTATGCATTAGATGATTCAATGGTTGCATTAAAAAGATTTTATGTTATTTCAGAAGTGTCTCGTCCTAGCACAGGATACAGTGTTACATGGTATCCTCATTTATTGCGTGCCAAATGTCAACCTTTAGTTGATAGTCAAGAATATAAAGAAATTCTTGATGCATCTGCGGGCGACGGAGATACTACACTTAGAGATCTTATCAGCACTTATAACAAAAATATTGAAATCAATCAAGCCATTATTGCACAGGCAGAAGCAGATGCACCTAAAAGCGGTTACGATACTCACAGTTTTTATGTTATTCCCACAAGAGAATCGGGTATTATCGATATTGCTGATGCAAGTGATGTTACTAATACTGTAGATAGCGAAACTGCTGCATTAGATGCTAGTATGGTCCTAAATAGTCCCAACAGAGATTTTTATATAGGCTATCTAACAGGTGACGGAATTCCTCCAAACGGTGCATCGTTTACTTCTGGTTTAGAATTTCCATTACCTGGTGCTGTTGGACAATTTCATTTACGCACGGACTATTTTCCTAACAGATTATTTAGATGGAATGGAAAACATTGGACTAAGTTTGAAGATAATGTGCGCATGACAATGACCAACAAACCTGCAAACGGTCAACCTACAGATCAAACACAAACTAGACAAACACTAAAAACTGGATTTATTAATAATAATACAACTGCTACTATTGCAGGACAGGTTGTTCCAGAACGTCAAGCACTAAGCAAGGCATTAAAACCAAAGGCTGATAATTAATATGGAATTTTTTTATGACGGGCAAATCAAACGTTACTTAACGCAGTTTATGCGTGTTATGAGTAATTTTTGTTACAAAGATGCAAAAGGGCAGCTAGTTCAAGTGCCGGTTCGTTACGGCGATATGACTAGACAAGTTGGAACTATTTTAAATAAAAACTCTGAAAATATAATACAGAGTGCTCCTTTTATTGCCTGCTATATTAAAGATTTAAAATTTGATCGTAGTCGTATGCAAGATCCCACTTATGTTAATAAAGTGCATATTAGAGAACGTGAGTTTGACGAACAAGGCAATGTATATTTAAATGCGCAAGGATCAAACTATACAGTTGAACGCCTAATGCCCACTCCGTATTTGTTTACATTCAGTGCAGATATTTGGACAACTAATACAGATCAAAAATTTCAACTATGGGAACAGATTACCATGTTGTTTAATCCTAGTTTAGAATTACAAATGACTGATAACTATTTAGATTGGACCAGTTTAAGTGTATTAGAACTATTATCCGAAGGAAGTATATTTGAATCAAGAACAGTTCCACAAGGTTTAAACAATGATCTAAGTATTGCATCACTACAATTTACCGCACCGGCATGGATTACTCCTCCTGCTAAAGTTAAGA